AGGAACAGCGTGAGGATTGATAATAATATCAGGTGTAATACCATCTTTAGAGAAGGGCATGTCTTCCTGATTAACAATCATACCGATAGTACCTTTCTGACCGTGTCGTGAAGACAATTTATCCCCTATAGTAGGGTTTCTAACAGAGCGGACTTTTACTTTGCAGCATTTATTACCTTCTCCATTAACATTTACATTAACATTATCAATCCATCCTTCTTCATTTTGTCTTAGCATTACACTACTGTCTTTATACATATTTTTCTGTCTCTTATCTTTGTTTTTAATAGGACACACTTTCCCAATAATAACATCGTTAGAATCCACATAGGTATTCACATCTACAAGACCATTATTATTAAGTTTTGAGTAAGAACCGTGTTTCATACCCTTAGTAATATTACTATCTGGTTTAATAAATTTGTCATCATGTCCAGAAGTATGAATTTTCTTTTCTTCTTCTCGGTATGTTCTATAGAAGGTTGAATTAAACAAACCTCTTTCAACAGCTTGTCTATTAATAAGGATAGAATCTTCCTGATTATATCCAGTATAGGATGCGATCGCAACAATAACATTCATACCATTGGGAAGATTATTTGATGGGAGGTATTGTGAAATACGTGTATTTACGATAGGTTTATTTGAATAGTGCAACAGATGGGACATTGTATCCATACGGTGTTTTAGATTAGTACAGTGGATACCCATTGCCTGCTTACCCATAGCAGATTGATAGGTATTTCTTGGAGATTGGTTATGGTTAAGTAGAGGGATACAGGAAGACAACACACCAAGAATAAGTGAAGGATGGATTTCACAATATTGGAATTCATTCTTGCTTTTCTTGTCAATATTTAGACTCATAGAGATATATGAATGGAAGCATTCTTCTACATCTACATATTCGATTACACCTTCTTGTGTATTTCTTGTTAGAGATTCTCGTTCAGAGAACATTTCGTTTTCATTAAGAGTTTTAACAAGTAGATTATTCCAACCGAATTGTCCAGATTTAATTTTAGAAATATCAGATTTGGTGATAGTAACTTTATTTTTCTTTACGACAAAGAGTGGTCGCATACATCTACCAGAATCAGTTAGAACATGAATTTCATTCAATTCATAGTTAAATACAATAGATGTGTAGATATTAATAACACCCAATCTTTTCTGAGATTTAAGGTATTTGAACAACTCGTAAGAATTATCGGATATACCTATCCAGTCTCCATTTACAAACACCTTTGTTTTGTTTTTAATATCACTAAATTCAACGTATGTATCTTTCTCTTTATTATAAATTTGTTGAATTTTACCTTCCAAAAGTTTAATAATAGGGGAGACACTAGAATATTTTGTAACATAGGTTGAAACCGCGAGGTTTTTCACTAGACCAATAGAACCACCTTCTGGCGTTTCTGGGGCACAGATTACACCAAATTGTGTGTTATGCAATTTCCTAGGGGGCAACAATTTACCAGTTTTTTCGGTTGGTGTGTTTACACGTCTAAGATGTGAAAGTGTACTATTATATGTTAGTCGGCTAAGAACTTGTGAAATACCTACCTTGGACGAATTGTATTTGCCCCAATTACCGGTAGCCAAACCATGTTTCAATCCTGCGGTAATCGTTGTAGATTTGAAAATCTTATTGACATTTGTAGGATTAATAATATTTTCAATTGAATAGTTACTTTTCCATGGATTACTATTTAGTTCTTTCATCAATGTATTTCTAGATTCTTTAGTAAATTTACTATGATATTGTTTGAATAGAACACGAAGTTCTTCACCTGTTGTAGATACACGCTTGTTACAATAACTATCCCTATCATCATATGGGTGATTATACAACACACATAGTGCCAGTTTATAAATCATATATCCTAGATACAATGCTTTCTTCTTAAAACTCTTACCAACATGTGAGAGGACATCCCTTTCAATCATACCTTTAAACAATTCGATACGCCTTTCTTCTGAAAGCCTGATATCTTTGGGCTGTCCGAGAATCATAGAATATTTTAGGAGGTAATTGATTGCTTCATCTTGTGTATAGAGAACCGATGCTTCTTCGATAGAAGGGATAATCCACTTAAGAATTTCCTTTTTCTTTGGATCATCGATATCATAGATAATGTATTTGAGAATTTCTTTATCAGTCGTAATACCTAAAGCTTTGAATAGAATAAAGACCGGTACATCTATTTTTACGTGAGGGATTGTGATTTTAAGAGTATACCCAAAGTTGTTTTCTTTACTTAAGAGTTTGATACTAACATTCTTTGTGTTATTGGAACCATCCGAACAACAAGATTTGATTTCAGATACATGAGAATATTTGGAATTAGTTTTGGATGTTTTAAATACGAATAGTTTGTTTTCTGCAATCTTTTCTTGACAGACAATAACCTTTTCATTACCATTTACAATGAAGTAACCACCCAAATCCATTTTACATTCTTCATCAGAAGGGAAATCATTAAGCATACAGTATTTAGATTTTACCATAATAGGGATATCAGCAATGTTAATTCCCTTAATTTCCTTATAGCTTACCCTTTTCTTATCATCGCTATTTGGGTTCTCCCATACAATAACTTCAATATCTACATAGAGAGTTGAGGTGTAATTTAGATTTCTGTTTCGTGCATCCTGTGGAAACATTTTTTTTATACTACCATCATTTTCGCTAATTTGAGGTTTTGTATAGTAGGTGTTAACAAAGTTTACAACAATTTCATATTTATAATTATTCAATTCAGTATTATAATCATGATAAATAGATAGTGGATTAGAATTCTTGATTATACAGGGTATTTTATTTTCGATAAAATCGTTAAATGAATCAATATGATGTTTGATAAGATATTTTTTTTTGTCCGAGTCAAGCATGGACTTGATAACGCACCAAACATCATCCTGATTCATTTTAGACATTTATTAAATTTATACACTTTGTTTTAAATCAATTTTTATAATTATTCATAATAAAAAATAAATAAAATAATAAATAACAAACAAATTGCTAATAGTTCTTTGTATAAAGGTGTATCTTTTTGTTTATTATTAGTATTATTTTCAAATGGTTCTACATAATTAAATAGGCTTCTTAGTTTAATAGGTAGTTTCTTTTTAGGTAATATATCAGAATTATCTATTTTTTCTTCAGTATCTTTATCTGGGTAGGTGACTTTATATTCATTAATTACAGTCGTATCACCTTCATCTACAATAAATGGGGCATATTCAGGATTATTTTGTATAATTTGATCATAACTATAAAATAAAGGTTTATTTTTACATACACCTTCTTCTGGTTCTTCACCCTCTAAAGGCTCCTGTGGTTGATTATGATAGACATCGTATACTGATTTTTTTAAGAAGGTTTTAATCTGGATATTTAGAGAATTTTTTTCAAGTCTATTTAAATTATTCATAATAGAATTGTCCGATTTATCGACATTTATCATATCACTGCCTTCATTTACAAGGAATTTAACTATATCTAAATCTCTATTATTAGATATAACAGCGGTATGTAAAGGTTTTCTTCCTAACTTATCGGTTTTACTTAAACTACAAGGAGCATTTATTAGACTATAGACTTGTTTAACTATATCAAGTTTACCACATTTTACAGCACAATGTAAAATATTTTCATCTTTATTATTTAATAGATTTATATCCATACCCTGTTTATATAACTCATTAATTAAGAAACTATGTCCTTTAATACAGGCGATATGCATAACGGTATTACCATCTTTATTTTTAGCATCAAGGAAATTAGTACAGTTTTTTAAAAGATATAGGATACATTTATTAGAATTCCAGTAGATTGCTTCGTGTAAAAGTGTGTTTCCTTCATAGTTGTAGTCAATAGGTTTTGAAAGATCATTTATTCTATTTGAATCAGTTAAAAGTTGAACGAATCTATTTACAGAATCGTGTCTAATAGAATCTATTATATCTCTATCTAATAATAATTTTATATCATTTTCATTAAGAACTGTTTGTGCTTCGTCACAGTATTTTATGTCTTCATCTTTTTCTAATAGTTCACCTTTATGGATAGAACATTTTCTATAATGTATATCATACATGGAGGTGTCTTTTGAAAGGTTATTAACATCAAACATTTTACATTTAGATAACCGCTTAACACAAGTATAATCAGTCATTTATTATAGTATTATATTATTTTTTAAAATGTCTATATAGTCCTTTGTAACTGATATACATTATAGCTAAAACGATTACTACTAATAATACATCGATTAATAGAGTACCTATTCTTTTTTCGTTACAAACCGCATAGGAACATTCTAGTTTATCCGTTTTTAAAGAAAATCCAAGTAGACATTTAGGTGTTTCAATATCAGGACAATATGTATAAGAATTACCTATGTCAATTAATTCATTCACTTCTTCATTATTTAATGTATCCTTATGTTTATTTAGTGATGGTAATTTATAATTTGGGTTTGTTGTTAAAATAACATTGGTTCCCTTTTTATTTTTTTTAAAATCAACAATAAGTGCATTAAGTTTATTAACTTCTAATTCTGAATTTGTTTTTGGAAGATTATTTATACCATATTTTTTAACCATTCTCTTCATTTTTTCCGGACTAATATTATCCGTATTATCTCTATTATTATATAGTGAATGGGATTTTTCATCTGTATAAATAGTAAGACCATTATCAAGATATAAAATAGGTACTACTTCATCAGTTTTCTTTTTATCACGAAAACTATAATAATTATTGTCTTTTTCCATTGGCTGAACGGTTGTTGTTGTCATTACTAATATAGTATAATATATTGTTAAAAAATTATAATTTAATTCTATATATATACTTATGACTAAAGTAAGAATAGTAAAACTGGACGAAGCTATTAAAATGAAACAGTCTCCTACTAATAATAAATACTCGGTCTATAAAAACCTTATAGAAAATCCAGATAAATTAAAAAAATATATAGAAAAGAAGTCTAGAAAAAATACAGAAACTAAATTTAAAGAACAGTTTAAACCGGTTAACCCAATTAAAAAAAGGACAAAAAAAAATATTAAATCCAAAGTTAAATCTAAATCACTTGGTAAAAATATGATAGATAAAATTTTTTATAAAATAAATAATGAACAACAGATTAGTTCGGTAAATAAAGTAAATTTATTAAAATTATTTCGAGAAATTATTAGAACAAATGATATTAAACTGTCTAATAAATTTATTAAAATTATAACAAGAAAACAACTTATTATGATATTGGCATTTTTGGGAGTTGTTAAAACAAAAACACAAGCACCTACACCATTATTAAAAAATTTGTTATATAATTGTATTACATCTACTATAAATATTATAACATAACTTACGCTTTAAATTCGCTTCTAAGTTTCATTAGAAGTTTCCCGTGATTATTTTCGCCATTATCATCTTTGTCCATACCCCAATATTTATCAGTATCCCTAAAGATTAGATTATTATTACCAGTCTTGAGTAGTTTTTCCTTTAGTTCTGTGTTTTGTGTGAAATAGTCTCTCATAATTTCTTCGAGTATTTCAAGTTTATTATCTTCCCAATCTGCGTCAATTGTCTTTTTCATTTTTTTCATATTAGTTTTATTACCTGTTTTCTTTGCAAGATTCGGAAGATCTCCTACATATGTTTCAGAATCATGTGTAAATAGGTCTTTAAAATCATCATCCTTATTTTTTGTTGCATTTAGAGCATGTTCAAGTGAAACGAATTTACGACCATTATAACTAAAGGGTTCAGTAATGTTATAATTAGACAACCATTTATAAGTCTTAGTTTTAGTCGTATACACAAGATTATCTACTCCTAGATTCTCGGCATCATCAGTCTGTTCTCCGATAAGATCGGCTTCAAGCTGAATTGGTTCTTTAGTATCATCTTCTAGGGCACCTATAACTGAAATCTTATTATCACCAAATTCAAATCGTTTAGCTATAATTTTAACAGACATTTCTTCTTCTTCTTGTAGTTTAGTAAAATTCTCATTCTCTTGGTGATGTTGTTTAGCAAGAAGAATACTCATAGGCGAATCTTCATCATCAATGTAAGCCATAATACCCATTTTATTAATACTCTTTACTTTACATTTAATAATATCACCTTCTTGTGGATTACAGACTTGGGCAGAATAGGTGATATTATAAATAATATTACCATTAAATTGGGACATCATTAGTTTACCCATACTACGTTTGAGCAATCTAACACTATCACGTTTAATATATCCATTGTTTACACATTTACCTTCAATTTCAGATTGAATCTTTTCTTTTAGCACAGTATTAATATCATTTGAAAGCTGATTCGAATTAATTGCGGTTGTATAAGTTTGTTCGTTTTCGAAGTAGAGAGTCATTATATATATATAATAGTAATTATATATAAATCAATTTTAAATTTTTTTTAAATTAATTTCTCTCTCAATTGCTTCCTCGGCTGTATAAAACCATCTTGCATTATTGGTTTTACTATCTAATTCATTTAGTCTCATATATATGTCTAATTCTAAACATAATAAATCTTTACTTGGTAAAGAACCCTCCGTATATGTACCACTTCTAATCTTATTAATATATTCTACAATAGTATCCTTCTTCATACCTTCATTACCACATATACTTCCTGTTTTAATCTTTGTTAATTTAGTTTCTGTACTTTTTTCTTTAATTTTTATATTCATCTTATTATTTTTATTAAACATGTAAATAATTAATTTATTCTGTGGGTTTTCTGTTTTTATTTTATTCTTTATTTGTGTTATAATTTTTAATTTATTTGTCTTATCTACTAAACTAAATTTGTCATCCTTATACATCATATATTTTACATTTGTTTCAGATGTTGCTATTTTATAGCCAAATATATCTCCACCATTTGCTTTAATCCCAAGGTCCCTATCATTATATAACATATGGGAATCTAATAAACCGAAAATCTGTTTTTCTATAACTGATAAACTATTATTATAATGTTTTCTTATAATTATTTCTATTAGTATTTCTTTATTTATTGGGTCGAGATAGGAATATGGTATATTAAGTATACTATTTTCCTCAAGCGTATCTATATGATTCCTAAGTTCATTACCCTTATCAATATTTTGTTTTAATCTATCAGTTAGAATTTTTAATTTAGAATTATAAATTTTATTTAAATTTATTTGGAATTTTTTAGTATCTAAATTGGTTTTTAGTTTATTTTTTCTAGTTATTTTAATCTTTTCATTAGTTGTATCTATATAACGTCTTTTTTTAGTGTATGGGAATCGTAAATTATTAATAGATGTAGACTGACCTTTAACAATATTAGGTTTTACAATATATTTATTACCAACTCTAGATAACACACTTTCTCTATTATATGGATCTTTAAGAATTTCACTATTATCTACAAGTTCATTTAAACTATAGTAAAGTAGATTGTAATCTTCATCAAACTCTTCTTTATAAAATTTCTTGATATCATTTAGAGTATAATAGAATTGTTTAGTAAAGAATGTTTTAATAAAGTTTTTAATTTCATCAATATTATCTTCTATAAATCTATAATCTATTGTGTTGGAGTTTGTTGCAGAACTATCACTATCAGGAAGGCATTTAAAATCACAGTTCCTAAAATTACAAATCTTACTATTATCTAAATCATGTAATCCAACTTTGTGTCTGGTCTTTCGTGAAGTTTCTATTTTGAATTCCTTTTTATAAATAGCATCAGTGAATCTATTCAGTTCTTTGTTAAGGCCACAATCTATAGCATTCATTTTTATTAGATATTCAACTTCAGCTATATTTTTTTGTTTTTGTTCTGAAATACGATACATTTTTAAATCTATTGTTTCATATTTTTTTGGTGCAATCGAGGCATACTGATAAACCAATACATTTCTATGTTTAAAAGGTAGTTTAATATGCGAACAGTTACGAATAGCTCTACCTATAACCTGTTCTAATTTATTCATATGAAACCATGGATCTAAAATATGTACTTCTCTAATAAACTTAAAATCTAAACCTTCTGCTGCTGTTTCACTACCTATAATTACCTTAACCTTTTTACCATCTTTATTTTCATTTTCTATTTTTAAGTAATTAAGATAGCTATTTTTAGATAATTCATTATCACCAGTGATGAGTATATATTGTTTATCTTGTTTCTTTCCATTTTCTAATAAAGAACCATCATAATTACTATATCCATTCAATTCTAGTGTTAGTGCTAGTGGTATAATTCCAGAACCTAAAAATCTTGAATAGATAAATACAACACCTTCACTTTCATCAATATTATTTAATATGTTAGAAATTTTGGTAGAGTATTCGCCAATTTTGTTTTTATCAAAAAACTCTTTATATTCTTCTTTTAAAAAACTATATTTATTTTTCTTTTTTTTAACAAGCTTATTTAATCCACTATCACCAATTAAATCCTTTATGCTTTCTGAATTTTTTATATTAGGGAAAACAATATTAGAGGCCATTAGTCCATTAATATTAAATGAACCATAGTCATCATCACTGGTTTTAAGATCCATAGATTCATATTGTTCAAGCTGATAATCTTTCATTTCACATCCAATTATTTTTAAATTTTGTATACGTTTATCTTCCGGTATTTCATTACCACTAATATCTTTTTTAGGGAAATCCGATTGTTTAATTAGTTGTTTATCACCATAAATATCTGGATATAATCTTTTAGGGAATTTTAGTGGATGTTCACCTCTAAGATAAGAAATGTAACCTCTGGATTTGTCTAAAAGAACATCCTTTCCATAAGGAGTAATTCTACCATTTTTATCGAACATGTTTGTTTTTGGAATTGTTTCTCTTTTGTCGTTTGTTAGAAGTAAATTTAGTATAAAAATAATTTCATCAGCTTTATCGAACATAGGTGTTGCAGATAGCAAAATAAGTTTCATATTATCTGCTATACCTAAAATTTCGAGTAGATATGCTGGTAGTTTTTTACCATCTTTACTACCACCTTCTTTAATATTATGGACTTCATCAATAATCATAACAGTATTCGAGAACATTTCCTTTACCTTTTTTATATAGATTTCATTGTTAAACTTTTTAAGATTCCGAATAGTATTAGAAAATTCGATGTAACCAAAAAATTTATATCTATTATTTATTATTTTATTAATTTTTTTTGTAATAACTTCTCTACTATCATCTGGAGATATTTTAGATTCGTCCGATAACTTAGATTTAGTGCATTGATCTTTACCTTTTCCATTTTTAAATTTTTCTATATTAAAAATATTATTTTTAAAGTTTTCTTTAATAGATGGATTAAGCATAACATTGATTTTTTTGTTATTAGAAACAAGATAGTTCTTGAAATTTTCAGCTATAGAAATACTTGAACATGTTTTACCTACACCTGTTCCGTGGAACAATAATATACTATTGTACGGTGTGTTTGGAGACATAAATGTTTTTAAAAACTTCTGGTTATTCGAAAGATTAAACTTACATAATTTTTCTGTGATACCATCTAAATTATCTAAATTTTTTATCTTTTTAGTTCGGTTTAAATAGAATTCCTTTTTATTCAAGATTTTTTTATTAAAATCTTTATCATCAAGACTTGGGTAAAAACTAAAAGTATTATTAGACATTTAATATTACATATTATTTATTTTCTACCTTGATACGAATATAATTATTAATATACCGAAACACCTTTTTTTTTTCTGTATTATATGGTCTAATAATTCTTGAACCATCACCAAAACTATACCATTTTATATTACTAATTTCTGATATTTGATTAATATTGTTTTTATCAATAGAAATATTAATATCCTCTGTTAGTTCTGCAAGATAGTAGATATGTTTGTATTTAATATGATTTGTTCCATGAAAGGTTTCGACAAATGTTTTGTTATAGTCCACAATTTTATAACATTCTGGTGAAATATTTGTTTCTTCTTCAAATTCTCTTAAAGCACACCTAAGATCTGTCTCATACAAATTTCTCCTACCTTTTGGAAAGCCCCATTCTGGTGAACTATAAACAAATGGTGTTTCTTTATTAATTAGGTCTAAAGTAACATATTTTTCATCAACAAAAAGTCCTCTTTTTAGATGATTAAACTTATCCTTAGAATTGTTATATTCACTAATATTATTTTTGGTTTGTTTAGTTCTGTTTTTAAACCATAACATATCCCATAAATAATCAAAATCATGATTAACTATCAAAGTTCTTTCTTGTTTGGTCATAATCTTGAAAATATTACAGATATAGTCATAGTGTTCGATGTTGTATTTTCCTCTCATAAATTCAATAAATCCAATTGTGTCTTTCCTTTGTATCATCAGATACTTTAGTTGACCATTTGCACATTTATTATATAAAATAACACCATAACTAATAATAGGGGAAAGGCACGTTTTGTAATTGTGTCCCTTTTTTCCACAATTACAGCAATAAATAATTTCATTTTTTTTCATTTATATTTATTATGCTTATACTTTTAAATATAAGTTATAATTTTTATAATTAATATGTTATTATTATATATGGATCCTGAATTGTGGGGACCTAAGCTATGGTACTTCCTTCATACTATATCATTTGAATACGAACCTACACCGAATTCTAAACATGAATACGCTATTTTTTTTAACAATTTAAAACACATTATTCCATGTAATACGTGTAAAGCTCATTATGAAGAATTTCTAAATGAGAATCCAGTAGAATATAGTCTTGATAGCAAAGACAGCATAATAAGGTGGGTTCTAAAGTGTCATAATAATGTTAATAAAAAAAATAATAAAAGAGAATGGAGTTATGAAGAACTAATTGAAAAATACACAAGCATATTCAAAAATGATTTATATAACAAACTAAATTATAAGAATTTGTCTATTTTATTAGTATTAATTATAGTTATTCTATTAATTTTTATGTTTTTTGTTAAATAAATTTACACTATTATTATATATGATTAAGATAGTAATTATTATTGTAATTATTATTTCCATCTTTTTTTATTTTAGACGAACCAAATCAAATTATATTAAGGATGGAGTATCTTTAGACAAGGTAGAACATACTTCTTATAATGTTATTTCAGATGATATTAGACCTCCAACAATTGATAATAATATTTCCTATTCCTTCTGGATTTATTTGAAAGAATTTTATTATAATTTTTCAAAATGGAAACATATTTTCCATAAAGGAACTAATATAGAAAACAAACAACTCGATTATTCTTATTGGAATAATATCGAATCTGAAATACCAGAACAAAGTATAGGTGTTTGGATGCACCCTTATTCGAATAATTTAAGAATATGCGCAAAAACTGAAGATAATATTATAGAATATACTGATATTGAGGATATTCCACAGAATGAATCTATGCATATTAGTATTACTATTTCTAACAAAACACTAAATGTTTATATGAATACTAAATTAGTAACTACAAAGGTATTTGGTAATAAAATATCTATAAACACCAAACCTATGTACTTTAATTTTCCATATTCATACAATGGAACTATTTATAATTTTTTATATCTACCAAGAATACCAGATAAAACACTCATAACACAACTATTCAACAAAAAACCTCCGACAAATCAGAGTAACCGTATAACAAAAAATGAATTCCTTGAAAATAGATTAGATATAAAGGAAACCAAGTTTATTTCAAATATAAAATTACCCCCTTCTAATATTGGAATAAAATTTACATATTCATTATGGCTATATATTAATAATATTCCTGAAAATGCTCTATGGAATACCAGCTACAAATACAAAAAAAATATTATCAAAAAATATGGATCTCCTAATATTAAATATATACCATTTAGCAATACACTTGTGGTTGAAATTTCATATAGAGATAAGAATGATGAAGTAACAAAACATGATATTAATATAGAGAATATAAAACTTCAGAAGTGGAATCATTTAGTTGTTACATTAGATGGAAGACATACTAATATATATATAGATGGTAAACTTACAAAACACGTCCTAATACCTTCTGTTCCATTTATCTACAATAAAAATTTATTTATAGGAGATAAAAAGAATGATTTTAATGGGTATATATCTAATGCGATATACTATAATACAGCTATATCATACAAAGATGTTATGAAACTTTATAAAAAAGATAAAAACCAACTAATATAATTTATTTTATTAAAATATAGTAATGTATGTAAAAAAAACTTTTATTAAAAAAAATTTAATGATATTTACAGTAATTTGTATCATTATTTCTATTTTTATCTATTTTTTAACACAAAAATATTTAGTTAAACCAAAGAAAAACGTTTCTGTTCAGAATCTTATCCCATATATTCATAACGCTAAAAAGGAACTACGTGTTGCAAAACAATCTATACCATCTTCAACCCAAGGACTAGAATATAATATTAATTTCTGGATATTTGTAAATGATTATAATTACCGTATGAAACAAGATAAAGTTATAGTTCAAAAGGGAGAAAATAATGAATTCAATCCAGTTATAATATTAGCTAAAAATAGCAATAACCTAAAAATTAAAGTATCGACAAGTTATTTTAATAATAGTAATGATGATAATGATGATAATGATATGGCTATAGATCTGGATGAACATGAAGAATTTACTATAAACAATATTAAACTACAAAGATGGGTAAATATAAATCTTACATTTGTTGATAACAGTATAGATGTATATTTAGATGGAAAACTGGTAAGTAGTTTTATACTAAAAGGATTTCCAAAAATTAATGAAGGTGGTCTTGTTATTACTCCAAATGGTGGTTTTAATGGTCGTATTTCTAATCTTACTTATACTAATAAAGGATTTTCTTACAAAAAAATCTATAACGTATATAAAAACGGTCCAGAACATCTCTAATTAAATTTCTTAATTTATTATAATGAATAACATTAATAATATTAAAAAAAAAATTAATAATCTTAATGTAAATAATTCTGGTTCTTTATCGACTAATAATGTCGCTAATATTACAAAAAAAATAAATAACAAAACTTCCGTATCACCACCACAAAGAGCACTACTTAATAAAGTATCACCACAAAGAGCACTACTTAATAAAGTATCACCACAAAGAGCTGCTTTTCCTAAGAAGGTTGTAACACCACAGCAGAGAGTAGCACAGCAACAGCAACAGAAAGTAGAAACACCAATAAGTAGTGTGTCTTCTAATAAGAAATATGTTGTACCAGACTCACCACCACCACGTTATAATAATTCTAATAATACACGTGTAAAAAAAACATTTAGTAAAATGAAGAATTTATCATCAGATGTGTTTTTAAAGCTTAAAAGTGGTGCTAAAAAACTTCATGGGGTATCAAAAAGTAAGACAGTGAATAAGATTATTAGATTAGCTATTGGAATAATGTTTTTACTATCTTTAGTGATTTTGTCTTTGTTTTATAACACATTGAATAAACATTTTAAAAATTCGATTATATATCTGATATATAGTCTTTTGACATTAATGGTATCATTATTTGTAATACCTATGGTATTTTCAGATAGTTCAACCATAGGACAGATAGTATCACTTGTGATAATCGGAATTGCAACATTTTTCTTCGCAGTATTTACTAAAAAATATATTGAATATCTAAAATCTTTTAGGAAGGATTCACCATATCTTATTAAAGATATGAAAAATGCGAAAAAGAGTTTAGTAATTGAACAGAATCCAGATAATGATGAGAATATAATACTTTATAGATCCGAAAATGAAGATGGTGGAATTGAATTTTCCTATAGTTTTTGGATATTAGTAAATGACTTTACATTTAAGGATAAAAATATGAAACATGTGTTCCATAAAGGAGATAGTAAAGCCGAGGTATCTTACACCCCAGCGGTATGGATTCATCCAGATAAAAATACGATAAGAATTAATATGAATACAATAGACTCTAAGGATAATATTATTGATATAGATAATATGCCTGTAAATAAATGGGTACATATATCTCTTGTAGTAAAACAGAAAATAGTAACAATCTATGTGAATGGTAATATAAAAAAAAGTAAAAGATTAGAGTCTATACCCAGGCAGAATTTTGGTAATGTATGGATAAATCTTTTTGGTGGATTTGATGGTTATCTATCTAATTTAAAATATACAAGGAGAGCATTAAGTTATTCAGAAGTAGAAAACATGGTTTCAGATGGACCATCTACAAAAATGTCTGAATCTTCTGGTGTAGAACCACCATATTTAGATGGTGACTGGTGGCTAAAGTAGTTAAGTTCTTGTTTTAAATTTTTATTCAATAACATGAGTTTGTCCATATCTTGTTGGATAAGTTCAAAATTTTCGATATTTGTTTTATTAATTTGTTGAGATTCATTTCTAAGTTTTTCAATATCTTCTGCATTTGTTTCTATTTTATGCATAATTTCATCGGAATTTTCAATTAAAGAATATTCTTCTGGAATAAGTTTCTTTAAACAATTCCCCATTATACAGATATATAATATATTACTCTATATAATTTTTAAATTATGTTTTAAGAACAATTAAACTATCAGATGCTCTAGTAACAGCAGTATATACACAAGATTTGGTATCAGTAGTATTGTTTTTTATAATATCCATAATATTTACATAAACCTTTTTATATGTAGAACCTTGAGATTTATGAACTGTAATACAATAACCATAATCAATATCAGCCAGAACATCAATATAGTTGCTATAGAAGAATTCCCATAATCTTTTAAGGATAATATTGTTATATTTATTTTTATGAGAAATAAGTTTTTTTATTTCTGAAAATTTCTGTTTAATAGAACTACATAACAATTCGTAATCTTCTTTACTTTCATCAGACATAACATATATGTAGTCATGGAAGTTTACCATTTGGTTATCTTCATTTTTTTTCTTAGCAATAATTCCGATTTTCCAGGTTTTAAATGTAATATCAGAAACAAATCCAATAATTTCATTTATCAATTCTGTAATTTTTGTATTATCTTTCACCATAAAGGTATTTTCATAAACAACAAATCTACACAACGGGCAGCATTTATTTTCTTTTAGCCATTCTTTAATACAAGTGTCACAATACAAATGATTACATTTTAGTTGTGTTTGTTCATTAATATTATCTTCTAGACAGATCGGGCAGGTTTTGTTCTTTTCTTTAACGGTTTTAAAATTAAAGCCGAATGAAGCTTTTAGGTTCAGTAATTTGTTAAGTGGTAGAGGGTTAAATCTAAAGTCGTGTTCTTTAATTTCAGTGATTGTAGCGTGTTGAGATGAATAGAATTTATTTTCAATGGAACAATAGTAGTTATTAAAAATGATTTTTTCATTGACATTATATTTTTCTATGGTATCAGGGAAAAGCAAAGAACGAACCGAATTATTAATAAACCGTTTTTTCTTATTAGTATAGGTAAGAATAATAGATTCGTTAATATTTTTCATATAATTTGAAATCCAGTTTTTATATTCTTTAATAAATCTGATATTATCTTTGCAAAGTTCTTTTGGAGGTCTTTTGTTATTTTTAATAGAATTTGTATACTTCAAAATATCATTTTTAAACCTTTCAATAATATCTAATTTAACTTTATTTTTACCGAAATCAATTGTAAAAACATTACTTATTTTTTCATTGACTGGTGGTAGTTGGTTTCTATCTCCAATAAATATAATTTTTGTTTTAGAATATCTAGATTTTTGTATAATACCTTCTAACATATCTTCACAAATCATAGAACTTTCATCAATAAGAACAACGTGAAAATCTTTAAGGTTAAACTTATTACATTGGTTATCATTATTATAAGTATATAGTTCCCTACCAGTTTCATCAATATTACGTTTTATATTTAGAAGTTTTTGAATTGTAGTATAAGCAATATTTTTCCCCTTTAGTGAACTATATTGTTCTAAAACAGTTACAGCTTTATTAGTAGTTGCACAGAATGCGATTTTCTTTTTTTTATAAATATCATTTTCGAAAATTTTAGATATAATCGTTGTTTTCCCTGTACCAGGGTCACCTTCTAACAAGAAGAACTTATCTGTAGAATCTAGAAATCGGATAATATTTTTTGATGCGAGTTCTTGCTGATTATTAAAAACGAACATGTTGATTAATTATAAATATTGTTATTTATTCAAATTTAAAAATAATTATATATAATCTTTTAATATTAATATGGGTTATATACAACTTTTAGCAACAGGAGCACAAGATTTTAATCTTATAGGTAATCCTCAAATATCCTTTTATAAAATAGTATATAGAAGATACTCTAATTTTTCAGTTGATTCTAAAAAAATTAAATTAATAGGAAATAAAATAAGTAATACAGAGCATGTTACCCTTGAATGTGATATAAAAAGGGATGGTGATCTTCTATCTAATTTATATTTTACATTTGAATTACCAGAAATATTTTCAGGTGCTAGAAATGAAAAAATTAACACAGCTAGTAGTGTTCCTTATGAATTTAGATGGGTTGAAAATATAGGTACCAATATTATTAATAATACAAAATTGTTTTTAAATGATTCGGTGATTAATTCTTATACGGGTGAATATCTCCAGGTAATGTCTGAATTAATCTATGATGATTCTAAAAAGAAAATTTATGATGAAATGACTGGAAATGTGCCTGAGCTATATAACCCAGGACTTCACAATGAAATTAATAATAAAAGCAAAGGTGAATATTATCCAATTATAACTAATGGTGGAACAAAGGGTTCGATCGCATTAGAGATTGACCCAGTGGGTAATATGACAAAACAAGAAGATACTGATAACGTCTACATTTACAATGTAAAAAATTCAATTAATCCCAGTAGTGTTCTTACAGCAGATATCCCAACAAGTTCAGTGATAGATGGGACACAAACACGAGAAGCATTTGATGAAAAAGTAAGGGCAACAGTAGTTTCGTTATATAACTGGGCTATAAATTCTCAAAATAACCAGAATAATTATCATTTCTATGGTCAATATGATAATAATGATAATCTTCATTCTGGTACTATGAATGGAGATAGTATACATTTTAAGGATGGGAAAACATATACTATAACAAATAATTTACATCCACTGAAGAATACAACAACCAATAATTATTTAGAGGAATCATCATATGGTGCAAAGGTAAAATTACATTATTCACATTATCCACATGTTAGAGGTTCAGCAGATATTGACCTCGTATCAGTTCAACATAATATCAATTCACCATTAAATTCGGAAGTAATATATAGACATACAACCAGAATTAAGAATACGAGTGATATAATACCTTCTATTAAAAAAAGAAAAATTAAAGTTCCTTTGAATTTCTTTTTTTCAAAATCATCTGGATTAGCTTTACCATTAATAGCGCTACAATATACAGAAGTAAGAGTAGAAGTTAAACTTAATCCATTAAGAGACTTATATACCTATTTAGATTATATCGATAGTGTTGGTGCAGATAATGATAAACAGATAGCAAGGTTAAAATCAGTTAGTCAGGATGGTTCTGGAGTAACTATTAATAGATTTATAGAAAATACAACATTTGATATTAAACCTGCTTTAGAGGCAGAATATGTATATTTAGATAAAGACGAACGGAATAGATTTGCTATAAATAGTCACGAATATCTTATAGAAGATGTTTTTAAGCCACCTACTATTAAGGGAGTTACTTCAACTAAGGATCATAATATTATATTACACCATCCGGTAAAAGAACTAATCGTAGTATCACAACGTTCAGATATGGAATATGTGAATAACTGGAATAATTATTCTAATTGGACTATAGAAGATGTATCTCCAACAAGTTATAGATATCATAATGTAGAAAACGCATATTATAGTCAAAGTCTTCGAAATTTTTATCATTATAATAGGTATAATCCAGCACGAGCAGCTGATGAATATAAAAAGGAATTTTTTAATAAAAATATTATTGAAAATTTACAATTAATATTTAATGGTCAGGTAAGATTAGACAAAAAGGATGCAGATTATTTTAATTTACAACAACCATATCAACACCATAAACGTAAAATAAAAAATGGTATTCATGTCTATTCTTTTTCTCTAAATCCAACAGATTTCCAGCCATCAGGAGCCTGTAATTTTTCAAGAATAGATAATTTCAAAATGAATATAGATTTAGGATTGAGGCAAAATGTGAAGGAAATACCAAAAAAAGCAGATAATTCATTTTATTATAGCTACAATTTCAATATATATGCGGTACATTATAATATACTTAAAATAACCAGTGGATTAGGAGCTAAACAATATGTTAACTAGTTCCAACTTTCGTGATTTACTTTTTAGGAATGATTCAAATTGTTTAATAAATTTTTCGACTTTCATCGAGATTTCATTCTCCCAAAAATCTTGTTCGAATTCTACATCAATTACATTAATCGTACATTCCTTGCTTTTTTTGAAGCATTCGACCAGTTTGGCATTTTCCAATTCTAGGATATACATATAGGCATAAATCTGAACCTTTTCATAATCCCTAAGTTTGTAAAACAATCGGTTCATACGATTTTTGACCTCAATCAGTACATTATCATCATTAATCCCATCAATTTTACCACCAACAAACCAGTTGTGTTCGGTTTTAAACATATGCCTTTTGAAAAAGGTATCTACTGTATTTACTTTATCTCCATAAATTTCTGTATACTTAGCAACTCCAGAATTTTCGTGTTTTGTTCCAAAATTAGTGTTTGTTTTTTCTGTAATGCAGCTCTGGACTAGTTTCTTATCCTTTTCTGGAATTGTATCAAACTTCTTTAGAATTTCCTGTTTAGCTTTATTCATATCAACTACATCATTAGATCCTAGACATGCTTTCATTTTTTCCTTGATGTTAATATTATTCTCCTTAGAAATACGATTAATAAATTCATCTGTAGATTCTACAACAACCCCTGCTTCTGCTATAATAGCTTCATAGTCATCTGGAAAGTTTTTCTGCCAGATTTTAACAATAATCTCACTAATATCTTTATATTGGTTGTGTCCGGTGATAACCGCGAGTTCGCTTGCGTAGATACAGAGGTTCATGATTGGTATGGTATGGTAATTATACATAACAAACCTTTATATATTCAATTTTATTAATTATAAATATAAGCATATCGTCCTATTATACAATAAATTTATAATTATAAATTTAAAATTAATTAAATTAAATCTATAGAATTTTTTTCTTGGTATATAGTATACAAAATGGGTGGAGGATTAATGCAACTCGTAGCTTACGGCGCACAGGACGTTTACCTTACTGGTAATCCGCAAATTACTTTCTTTAAAGTGGTCTACCGCAGACACACTAACTTCTC